TAGTTTTCATGCGCCCGTCGTAATCCGGTATGGCGAACAAATAAGTTGAAATAGTTTTCTTCACTCTCCTATCTTCAAGCATTAGTTCTAGGAATCGTCTATGGTCCGGGTCTTTAATTCCATCTTGAAGATTCAGAAGGGATGTTATTTCTTCCTCTCCAGTTCCATCGCGACGCGGTAACTTCCAATAGTTAAAGAGAAGGTCGTACATTTTCTCATGTGCGTTAACGTTGATTGGAACACCCGCAATCTTAAACATCTCATACTGGAGTCTTTCGTCCCACTCCACGTAACGCTCAATAAGCTGGCTTCTAACGGTTTCATTAACCCTGAATCCGTTATTCTCAATTTCAGCATACAAGTCTGGTAACTGAAGTATGAAATTCTCATAGAATGGACGCATTCCTAATTCGTCTAGGTCTGCATCCATTGCTTCGTCTATCTCGAACGTAACACATGCATCACGTCCACAGCCAATGAGCAAATCACGCAATTCGCCTTCGTACATCCCTTCATCTTTATAGAAAGGCTCACGGGTGTAGATAGATGTATTAAAAGCGAGTCCCTTAGGGAGTTCAGGATTAATTGCAAATGCCTTGTACATAGTGTCTGAGACAAGTTTTCGAATTGCAAAGCCAAGCCTTTTAATCTTGTCTCGGTCGTAATTGAAGTTTTGGCCGACAATTCCCTTCTCCCATAACATATCGGCTAGTATTATCCAAATACTAACCATATCCCTATCAGGAATTGTAGACCATCCATCTACATTCCATAGAGGAACTACCATTGCGTGATGCTTATTAAATGCGAGTCCTATACAGCCAGGAATACATGAACCACCAGCTTCGATATCGACAGCCATTTTATAGCTGTTCTTATATCGCATCCGAAATTCATGTAACTCACCGCTGTTTCTGCAAATTTGAATAGTGCGATGGGGGAGTATTAAATCTGAAGTTTTAGATTCTTCATAGGCTCGTCGCATGTCATTTACCATGACGAACCTATTCCAGTAACCCTTAAATTCTGAACCCCCAGTATGTCTTAAATTGCCCGGATGGTATGTAGGAACACACTTTCTCCCCATACCATGCATAATTGAACCGCGAAAATTACCTATCCCGCTCCTACCTGTAACAGCCCATAATGCTGTAGCTCCAAGTAATAAAACACAATTAGGTTTGATATCATTTAGTTCTACTTGAAGCTCTTTAATCTGCTGGTCTATGTTTATACCAACAGACTCAGCGCGTGTTTTAAATGGTAACTTCTTTTTGCCCTGATTGGGCGGGACCATATACTTACTTACGTTAGTAATCCAGGCATCATCTCTATTGAAGCCTGCATCCTTACATAATTTAGTTAGTTCCCGCCCATCAGTGCCTACAAACGGACGTTTGGCTTGAACTTCCTCAAATGATGGAGCTTCGCCCACAATCACTAATTTGGGGTCAAGCGGCCCCATTCCGGGCACGTAAACGTCGTAGCTCATTATGCAGTATATTCAGCGTAAATTTGTTCTAGTTTTTCTTCCTGACCTTGTGTTAATGGTCGTTTAGCTGCGATACGAGGTTCCATATCTGCAATAAACTTCCGTTCCCAGTCAGACAATCTATCTTCTGCTTCGTTAAGGATGGTATCTATCCATGCCTTAAGAGTATCGTTATCTCTTGGTTGCCAAATTGGAGGCATTACTTCCTCGCAGACGATGTAACTGTCCTACCAAGAATATTGGTAAGATAATCCGGATTTGCGCTATTCTGAATTTCACGCAGCATTCTACGTGCATCATTCAAATGCGCATCAGTTGTATCTTGTCTCGCAACAAGTAAATCTACTTGTGCTTTGGTTTCAAGTTGCATGTTGAACAATTCAATAAGCAACTTTTTAACCTCGTCGGGAGGTTCTGGTGTTGGCTCTGGCTCTGGAATAGGCTCAGGAGTTTCATCTAATTTTGCCAAAGCGCGTGTAGGTTGACGCCAGCGAGGAACTAATCCAAGGTCAAAATGGTCGCCCCCTTGAATGGGAAATGCGATTGTTCCATTATCACTGGCAACATCGTAGAAATTACCATCCTTGTTGATGATAATATCTGTTGAGTAACCTTCTGAATTGTTACCAGTTTTCTTCTCTAGAATGCCATACTCTGCATCTCTGGCATTCGTATACAGTGCAGCGCGTCTTGTGAGAACTCCCTTTTGGTCCTCTACCGCTTGTTGATTACCAGGAGGAAGTTCTTTAATCCATCCTTCATTTACTAACTCTTGATACGCTTGCTCAACTAAATCAAAGTGCGGAAAGCTCATTCGGTTTCTCCTCTGTAACGAATGTTTTGCCACAGCAGTTGCATAGGAACTTATAAACTATGGGGCTTACATAAGTCAGAGGATTAAGGAACTCGAACATACTTGCATCTTCAGTCGAGCAATACGGACACTTCATGATTTGACTTCTTTCTTTATTGGGTGTATGTTAAACGCGCGCCATCCTTTCTCTGGAATATCGACAGCCTTAAATTCAACTTCCATTCCCACTTTAAGGTTGTCAAAATGTATCTTCCGTAATGCGGACCAATGGAAGAAAATCCGCGTAAATTTAATCTCATCACTGGCAAGGAAACCCCAACCCTCAGATGGGTCAAGTTTTGTGATTTTTCCTTTAACGACCTTACCATTTCCGTTTTCCATTTAATTACTCGCACAGGAAAAGCGGGGATACACCCGTAATTCTGCACATAGCAGACGTTGGATGTATCCCCTATCATTGAGGAGCCTGAAAAAGCCCATTTATACTGCCTGTTTTCCCGTCTTGGAAGAACGGAACATTCAGTAAGGTAGTGCTCTTTTCAGCTTAACTCAATGAATCTCTTACTTCTTCTCAACTTCGTCGTCAGGCTCGAAATCTTCACCTGCTTCTTCGGTATCGTCGTCGTTTTCTTCCTTGTCATCGATACCATCGATTTGTTCTTCAGGCTTTTCGACTTCTTCTTCCTTGGCTTTTTCTTTTTTCGTCATATTCTTCTCACCTTCCATAGAAAAATTTGCAGGATGACGTCGTCTGCTGTGGCACAACAGTGTTTCTTATTTGTCTGGCCTATTCCAGACTTATTCGAAACCATCCTGCAAATACTGTTTAGTCTACGTTCATATCGAGATTCGGCTCCCGATACTTGTGGTCTACCTTGTTCTTCATACGGCCCTCGTAAGTATCGTTGATGATAAACACATCAACAACTTTTCCTTCGAGGTGCTTGAATTCGATGCGAGCTTTCTCATCGATTTCGTCAGGATTGATTCCAAGCTGTTTTGCAGTAGCTTTCACAAGGCCCAGAGAAAATCCCATAGCCTTGGTGTTGAAGTTCCACGCGCCCATTCCACCGATGGGAACATCAGCGAATTCCTTGGAACCATCATCTGCATTGAACAGAATAGTTCCTTCCAGAACCATATTCTTGGACTGCTTATCCTTAGAATCGGTCCATTCTCCCACGGTTTCGATGAGCACACGATACCACGCGGGGGCTACAATCTTATCCCGCAGGAGGTCACGCTTGTTGTACTGAACGATAGGCATTGTTTGGTTTTCCTTTAGGTTTGGTTTGGTGTTGGTTTTGGTGTGGTTTCCATTACTGGCGGAGGATTTTTCATACGTTCTTCCACAGCAGGTAGAATCCACTTCGTGTAGAGTGGTTCATTACCAAACATAATTTCTTCTGGCAATGGAAGTGTTGTGCGAGCAGAATCATCGCCGGTGTGTGTTGTTAACAGACCATACTTTGCTCCTTTCCCTACGATAGCTCCTTCTTTAATGTTGAAATGATACATCTCAGCTGCGTATGCAGGTATTAGCTGTGAAATTACTTTGCCTGCTGTCACAATTGAGCGCGACATATGAGTCTGCCCATCTTCAGATTTACGTTCTCTCTGAATGACATGAGCAATCAAAACAACATTAATTCTTCTGGCTTTTTTGAGTTCTTGCAGGAGGGAAATTAACTCACCAAGTGCGCTACCTTCAGCATTAAATTCCTCAATACCCGGAACTTGAATGCCTCCGATAAATTTACCCTTAGCTTCTCCACCTTGCCCCGATGCTTTCTTAGCCATCGTTTGGCGATTGATGTAATTGGAACCAGACGTTATCGAATCAATGATAATCGTCTTGTATTTGCAGCTTGTTCTGAAACTTTTCAGCTTCATATGTGCTGCATCCCAATCACCGTAGTCATCATAATCTACTTGTGTCAGGTCTACTCCCCAATTTCTTGCAGGTAAACCTAATGCTTCCATTTTCTGGTCCCAACTTACCCAATATTGCGGTGTGGGAAATGAAAGCGCACAGGTAGATTTACGTGTCCCAGGTTCACCCTTGAACAAGTAAAATAGACTACGATAATCAATCGACGAAAGATTTGGCATTATCTGAATCCATCAATGAAATTGATAACCTGCTGTCTTGTCATCTTTGGGTTTGTCATTAGTTGCATCCCACAAAGACTAACCAATGCTTCAGAATTAGTCTCTGGATGCTTCCTCAAATCTGACATCATGGAGACAATTCCTTTAGATGGGTCTTTGTAAAAATCCATCTCAGCGATTGCTCTTTCTTTACACCATTTAAGGTGTTCCTCTCTTGTCATCATAGGTGATGCTCCCTTGTTACCTTAACCTTTTCAGGTTTAGGCGTTCCTACTAACCAGCGCCAGAAACGTTTAAGTATCTTCTTCAGGAACATCATTCACCTTAATCTCGAAGTATTCAAGCAAGGCGTCGATTTCATGTGCTCCTACCCAAATGGGAAATTCCATGTTGGGCTGTGATTTCAATCGAACGATGTAAAGTCTCTTACTTCTGAGCTTACTAATGCACGCTACATCAGTTGGGTCAATTAAATGATTCCCAACCTTCACCATGACTTGCTTCCTTATTTTCTTAGCCATGTTATTCCTCATATATCGATTAGACCTTGATTTGGAATAATCGAATTGATACTCATTCCTCATTCAACTTCATCTTCCACAATATTCGTTGGGTCCCACTTAGGACCAATAAAGAACCCTTCGTTTAATACTCTTTCCCTATCAGAACGGTCTGCCTGACAAACATCTGCAAAGGCACACTTACCATACTTATTCTCACAATGAGTATAGTCAGGGGGCCAGTAACCAGATTCTGCGTATTGGAGATACTTGTAGGCGTAATAGGGAAGGATTTCACTCTGCCATTCGAGGAGTCTATCAGCAGAGTAATTAATCATCGTTCTCTGGAACTTTTCTTTAGGTTCTAGAGAAGTTTGGAATCCAATCTTGTTTATACAGACAGCGCGTGTTTTCATTACCAAGCACTGCCCAGTAAACTGATTGTTTAGGGTGAGATTATCTCTCCTTTGTTTCATTGTCTTGTGGTCTACAGATATAATCATCTGATTAGTATCCACAATCCAATCAAACTTAGCTTTCCAAAGGATTCTTATCTCATCATCCTCATACAGAACTTCACCACGAACAGTTTCGGTTGCGAGTGATACCCATGAATCATTCTTGTAATGGTCAAAGTATTGTTCACAAGTAGCTAACGCCCACTTCCAACCGATTCTTTTCTGACCATCATTTTCTTCCGGTGTATTCTGCATACCCGGATATTCTAATGGTTGGTGTCCACAAGCAGGTTTATCATTAGCAGGGTCAGCACAATGAGGACAGCCAGTGATATACATATGACCGGCTGCAAATGCTGCTGATAACGCCTGTTGCTTACTAAAGCCCTTAATTATCTCACGATAATATACTTCAAGGACTTTATGAACTAGAGTTCCTACCTCAAGGGAATTACTCTTTCCCTTCAAAGGAAGGAACCTGAGATTATATCTGAAGTCAAGTAATCGCGCACAGCTCATCATCGCTGATAAAACTGTTGCGTCGAGAACTATATTCTTCTTAGGCGTTGGGATTATATCCATTAAGCATCTGCTTTCTTAACGGGTTGCCATTTCTTCCAAGGATTACGTTCTTCCATTGGAGGCAACCACAAATCCCTGATTTGAAAGAAATCACCCATCTCTACAACTTCATAACTCTCGACATCATCAGTCGATTCGAGAATTTGAATCAAAGAAAGATAGTTTCCTTCTTGACAAGATGCTACCGTTGGTTTGGTAGCACCTTTTCTCATAATAGAGATGATATACATCTTAACCATCATTCACGCTCCGGTATCATATACTGAATTTCCCAAACACCCGGAGTAGCTTGTCTCTCGTTCCAAATGGTAAGACAAGTAACATTATCTCCAGGTTTAATTTTTCCACCACACAAATCACAATCATAATGACCAGCCTCTAATTTATGAGGCACATCATTCATGTATATGACTCGCTGTGATGGGGCAGCTTCAAGAGCTTTACCTTTCATTACACGAGAATATTCAGCAGGCTCTCCAATCTCACTTCGCCCGAAGATTTCCTTCTTCAAGTGAGATACTGGATGACGTTTTCCACAATCAGCGCAGAGAACTCTTTTGGATGCCATTAGAGTTTTCTCACTGATTCTTGATGACGTGAGAGAATCTGGACCAGTAATTTGGAATCTACTGTATCCAGTCCCATTTCAGCACTTGCTGTAACGAGACTAAGAACGTCCCGAAACATATCTGCATAAATTCTGAGCATTTTCTTAACTTGCTCAAGAACTTCAGCAGCTTCCTCTTTACTCATCGGAGGCTTAATTTCTGCTTCCATTAGCATCCTCATCGCAAGCTATGATAGCCTGCACTATAACTTCCCTAAGACTGTCAATAACTAATTGTCCCTCATCACCTATACCACTGATATAAATCTCAATGTTATAGTCCCGAGAATTACCAAGACGTTTCAATCCCATTAACTTCTCGGTAGTTATTGGAATTGCGAGTATAAAGAGAGGCATCTATTTATTTGCCCACTTCTTTCTCATCGTCTCGGAAAACTTTTTTCTACGTTCAGCAGTCCAGGCACTCTTTTTCTTGCCCTTCAAGCCCTTGTTCCAAGCCGTTCTCTTGGGCTTAGAAATAATCTTTGATACACCCGTATCGTTCAGTAGGGTATTCAACCCAATTGCGATAAGATGTAGTTCTTGAGCACGAGACAACTTGACATTCATATCAGACTCCTTATGGACTTCCTTAGTTTACGAACGACTCAATTACGATTTATTCCGCAGACCTATCTTGTAGAGCTTCTTTTCTCCTTGATAATTCTGCTTCAATCTGTTTGAATAACCATTCTTCTCTAGCATTTCCACCATTTGCAAGAATTTCTGTAAGAGCTTCTTTTGCTTGGAGAAGTTTCTCTATTCTAACAGTGTCAATGTTAGCTACAAAGCGTCTAACTTCTGCCATTGACATCATCATACGTTATGACCGTTTCTCTTTGCACGCCGCATTGCATTGTGCTTGAAGCTGGAGAATTTCACGTCATTCGTATCCTTCCATCCCCACCACTTTTCTACATCGTATTCGTGAGAATCAAGAATACACATAGCAACATACATCGTTGCTTCACCGACAGTTCTCAAACGAGCCAAATCGAAAGGACTCGTCTTATGCAATTGCGCGGGAGTGTTGATATCTAATTTCTTAAGGGCTTTTCCAAGTCTAACAGCAGCTTGGAAGTTCGCACAGCCCATGTCCTCGACCATGATTCTTTTGGAAATTTCTACGCCGAAAATTATGGTGAGCTTCTCATCTAACTTATCGGCGAATGTTTTTCCAATCGTTTTATCGACTATCTCTCGCTTTAGCACTATGCACCTCAATCATACGTATGACTCTATACTCGTGATAGAGCGTATCTCCGAATTTCACATATCGAACCGTAAACCAGCTACGAATGGGTATGCTCAACAATGTGTACGACCTTTCCATCTTTACTGAGTTGGAAGGAAAGAGTTTGAATCTCTTTTTCTCGCACACCGTCAAACCTCACATGACCCCAAATTACACGAACAATCTGCTCGACAGGGGTAGGAATTACTTCCATCTTAGCCCAGCGTCGAGGATTGTTATTAATTTCGCTACAACGTTCAAGTGCGCTCGCAACGTGTGGTAAAGTCATTATCCTACTCCTTATGAAAGAAACTCTAAATCGTCTACTGTTCCAATGATTTGCCCATAACGCATTATCTTATCTGAACCCAAAAGAATAACTGCGTATGAGATATCAATCAAAGGCATAGCCAGTAAATTACCTTCCTCATCATAATGGTCAAGAGGCGAAATATTGGCACCCATAGAACAGGTAGAATACCAATACGTCTGCCCCTTGAACACTACTTTACAGTGCCGGTCCTTCATTGACGGTTAATCTATTCCTTCTACATCATCATTTAGACGGCCATTCACATCATACGTCCGATTGTATTGGGCCTTCATTTCTTCTTTCCCATATACAGCCTCGGAGCACTTATAACAGAGTCCGGAATTAGCCCACAAACAGATTTTGTTCTCACAATCTGGTGTAGGGCAATTGGGCCAATCATTTATGTTCATTATGCAGCTTTCTTATGCTTATACGCACGAATAATAGATTCGGCCAAATCCTTAGCAATCATATCGCTGCTCCAGACTGGCGCTTCACCATTATTCATAGCTGCATGGAACTGTAATCTCTTACGCTCAACAATCCTATCCAAGTGTGGGTCAATTGTAGTAAGACCCTCACAATGAGCGTAAACAGCATTTACAGTTTCTGCTTCCTGTCCAATACGGATAAATCTACCTTCTGCCTGTTCTTCGTTTGCAGGATTCCATTGACGCTCGTGCATAATACAATCCGCGCAAGTCTGAAGATTTAATCCTTCGCCTGCTGCTAATGTAGATGCAACGAGAATTGCACGCTTAGCTGCATTAAACGCCGTCTGAACACGATGACGTTCCTCACCATTCATTTCAGACGTTATCTTGTAGACGGGAATTCTATCCTCAGCCTTTGCATCCTTCTCGTAAATCTTCTTGCATTCCTCATGCAGAATGAACTGCACGTCCTTGTGATGAGCAAAGATAACTAACTTACGGTCAGTATCCTCAACAAACTCATCTACGTATTCCATCGTAGCAGGAATTTTTGCAAGAGCAACGAGATGCCGCATTTTCTGCATGGCAGCAAGAATATGCATGGCACTGATATCAGCCTTTTGGGCCTCATACCATTTCATGAATTCTTCTACTGCCTCATCATAAACCTTTTCTTCCTCAAGGTTCATGGTGATATACAGCTTCGTGCGATTAACCAGAGGTAATTCATCCTTTACTTCTGGTTCTGTTCTCTCACGTCGAATGCAGAGGTCTTTTACATGCTCCCTGAACTGAACGACATTCTTAATTCCGCCCTCACGCATGTATTTCCCATCCCAATACTTATGCACCCAATTATCTTTGAATCCCTTTTCAGAATCAAAGCGCATCGGGTCCATCATATTGTAAACAGGGAATAACTCTGAGCCTCGATTCTTCCAAGGCGTGCCGGAGAGAGGAATTACTTTACGTCCCTTAACTACCTGACGAACAATCTGAGTCCGTGTAGAATCAACATTCTTAATCTGCTGGCATTCATCCAGAACTACCAACTTGATTCCAACACGTTCAAACTGTTTAATATCAAACTCGATATGAACAATTTTCTCAGATTTCTTCATCTTCTTAGTCTTGGGCACCAACATATCGTAACCGATAATATAGTGCTTCAGACCGGGGATTAACCAATCCTTAGAAGTTTCTACAATCTGAGGAACATGCTCATCTCCGAGAATGGTGAGCAATTGCGAGGCGAACTGGAATTTCAGACCAGACTTAACTACCCACAATGTAGGATTAGCATATTCAGGATGGAATCTAACTATCCCAATAGCCTGAATAGTTTTTCCCAGTCCCATCTCATCGAAGAAACCGAAGCCGCTATTAATTGCTAATGCAGCCTCGCATCGACGCATTCCCTCGATTTGGAATTGATAGGGACGGAATCTACCACACGATGTGCATTTATTCTTTTCCCATGTATGCTTACAATTTTCATCACCACCCCATTGCAGGAGATGAAACGGTGTAGCCTTGGGAAGTTTCTTAGTGATGATATGACCACACTCTAGCTTGATAATCTTCAAGTCTATAATGTGCTCACTCTCACTCAGAATTGTCTGCTCAGAAACTGAGCGTGCCACTTTACCACAAACTTCGCACTTATCCTGAATTCGAGTAATCTTGTATTTCGGAGTGCGGATAACAGTTTCCTCGACTGTTACTTCAAGTGTAGCACCTGAACGAATTGCATCGATAGCTTCAGGTGATAGGCCGTAATTCATGCATGGGGACGTATTATCGCAACCAATTTCCTTTGCTTTTTGTCTCCATACAAAATCGTGACCATGCCCCGGACCTACAATTGCGTGCGCTACTTCATGCTTAATTGTATTATCTAATTCAACACGAGGATGTGTATCCACATGATGAACATTAAATACAATTGTTCGGTCCTTGTGTAAGCATAGCCCTACCCAACCAGATAATTCATTCTGATTGAATCTTACGGACCAATCTTTTAGGCCATGCTTAACTAATTCCTTATAGCACAATTCTGCTACTTCAGCTCTCGTATAGGTTCCCGTATCAATTGCAGGCATTTATGCACCCACAACTTTCTTATTGCAGGCCGGGCATTCACACTTTTCCCCACCTGTAGATGCCAAATAATGTTTCGCAGCCCATTCTGGCGTGAGATTTTTCGCCGCAACGAGAGTCTGAATAATTGCCATCGGAACATCAAATTTCTTTGACGCATCCAATAGCGCCTGCTTATCCAAACTCTTAACTTTGGGCTTATGTTCCTTTGCAGGCTTAACAGATTTAACTGGCTTGGCAGGATACGCGAGTGTAGTATCAGCCTGAGCAAATTTCTCACGAAGCTCTGCTGATAATTTTGCAGCGTGCTGACGGGCCTGTATCTGCCACATCCGCATCTCATTTTCCATTTGCAGCAATTCTTCACGCTTGCCGAAAATGGCTTCCTTTAGGCCGAGATATCGTTCTACGCAAGTATCTGCATATACGATATCTTTCTTATCCAAAGGAACTTCAGGGTCGTTGATAATCGCCTGCTTTAATTCTACGGCCGGAACTGTAGCAGCATTAAATACGTCCGCCTTAACTTGGATGGACATATCAATAACTTTGCTACGCTCTAAAATAGAATTAGCCCGAGCCATCGTATTGTGTTGCTCAACACGCTTAGCCTGATTTTCAGGACTCATTCTAATCTTTTCTGCGGCCTCCTCTTTTTCTACACACTCCTCGCACATCCACATACGAGGATACTGCTCGATTACTTTCGTATCAGTTTTCGAGCAAGTTTCACACTCGCCGATTTTAGATGCTTTTACACGCTGTGGAATCATTACCGGCCTCGCTTTCCTGCAACTTTTTTCGTTGCTGTAACTGCGAAAACCGGCTGTTCACGAACCTGTGAAAACTTTACAATGCGAGGACGAGAATGCTTATCACATTCTCCAATACGGTCGGTAGGATTGAGATGATTGGATTTTAAATCGAGAACTACAGGAAGGCTACGAACCCTTTTTACTTGCTTACAGATTGTGCAATAGAACCTTTTCATTGTCCTGTCCTTTCGGAACGAGGTTTATAGTTTACTAAATACTTTGCTAAATTACAAAGTATCGGGGCAGGGTGTCCACGGGAGGGGACAGTGCAAGTTCCGTGCCCGATTACAAAAATGGTAAACCCTTGAAAACAAAGGACTTACCCGGCCAGCCCTGCGGTAGAATGTCCGGAAATCCTACATTTGGCAGAGTAAAGGTTACACATAGGGGGACTGACCTATTTTGTAATTACTTTACTATTTATCTTCCTGTAACTTATCTATCAGAGCTTTCCATTCTTTTGATAGAATCATTATTCTATCTCCAGGAATTCCCGTCCAAGGAATTACAGGAATATCTTTGAGCATAAATGCAGCTTGCATAGGATGTGGATGCCACATAGGATGCGTACTACGTTGTATTCCCATCCATGTGCCTATAGTCCCATCATTTAAGCCCCAATCTATTCCATGTCCTAACTTATCCCATGCATATTTAGGCACAGGAATTATCTGGCCTACAGCTACAGTTACAGCTGTTCCAAACATTCTGCGCATGAAATCTCGTCTATTCATTATCATCTACCTTCTGAACTACGGGCCAATTGAGAGGCACAGTTATTTTATCTCCACTAATACTGCGCTGCCCTCGACTGAGAGCCATGTAGAATGCATTATCACGCTCAAATAGAGTGCGTATCTTAGGTGTAATACGCTCCATTTCAGCTGCAAGTATCTCAGACATTAATATTCCCTTGCCAGGAACATACTGAGATACAGATATCTTAGGAATACATATGGTCGGCTGTATAACTAGCGTAACAGCCGTACCGAACATAGTGCGCATAAAATGGCGTCTATTCATTCTTCACGTCCTTAATTACACCTAGATAGGGACCAATATCCTCTTTCGTAATTCTATTACTACATTTAGTACAATAAATCCATGCATACATACTAAGTAAGTATAATGCAGGTTTAGCTGGAAACATATCTCCACAGTGAGGACATGGGACTTTATCTGGTATCAGATGTATATCATTACTCATCATTCCTTCTCACACTAAAATCAGGCTCACCTATCCATTTCCTACCCGGAGAATCTTTACTCTCTGTAGGCTGAAAATGCGCATTCTCATGCCTGGGATACATGAACTCTATCATCAGGTAATTAGCTGCATCTACTAGGCGCTCAGTATTACCTGTCTTTTTGTAAATGCTTATGAACTTCTCCATCGTTTCTATAGCGTCTACTAACTTGGGGAATGCGCGCTTAACAGGCCCATACTTGTAATAGCTCATCCCCATACGATTGCGCATCAGTTCTACGAAATGTTCACTAAATTCTGAATCTGGTATGCTCATTTCTTACACATATCCTTTCTACGCTTAGCTTGATATCGAGCGCGCTTCTTCCTACACTTGAAGCAATATGCAAATCTAGGGTTAATTACTTCATTAGGACATATGGGACACGTTCCTAATGCTATACGCTTCCTATAATACGCTAATCTATCCTCACGGCGTATGTATCCCATATCATCTTACTATTACCATAACTCCCTCTGGAGTTCTATGAATAGCTAATATTTGCATAGCTATAGACTCATCTGGGCCTACTCTACCTGTAAAGCTCTGAATTACTCTATTTACAGTTAATTCTTTCTCCTGCTGCGCTAAAGCGTCACTCATCTGTTTGCGAGTGTATATTGGTTCAGTGTTAAATCGTTCTTTCCATGCTTTGTAATCTGGACTGAACTTTAACATTACTCACCTAACCTTTTACGTATCAAATCGTCCACATCAAAGTTCAATTCAGGATTTCTGCACGTTACACAGCGAGGCATTTCCTCCTTCATTGCATCCTCGTCCATAACGAATTCTTCTCCACATCCCCAACAAATGCTTTTCCTGCCTACAACGTAGAACTCTTGCTTCTCATGTATGAAGTGCGCGCAACCGTCTACACACTTCCAGATGTAATAGCTCATTGCAGGTGTAGGACCAAAACGCATATATTTGTGTACATGCTTTTTAACACCTGAATTTGGATTTTTACTCATAAAATAGTATGTAATGTCCTATAATGAGGACATGACACTCTCCCTCTCCCCACATCATAGCATACCTGTAGGCAGGTGTCAAGTGTGTAGTCGGTTACACACTTACATATTGTGTATTTTAATATTTTATTAAAAAAAAAAAAAAATAAAAAAAAAAACCCCCGCAAACTATGGTCATGTATGTCGTCAGCTACCCATATGGGGGCCATTAAACCAGAGGAGAGAGAGAGAGGGGTGTAGTTAAAAGAGGACAATAATTTAATAGGCGCACAGTTAAAGAGAATACTCGCGCTTTTGCGCGAAGTAACTAATTATAATGGGCGCACAGTTATCGGGGGGATTTCGATTTTTTCACGGAATTGCACACGGGCCTGGGGGAAAGTAAAAAGGAAGGAACGGGGGAAGATATGCAGTCTCCCCCCGTATGTTTTGAACTACGCGATTCCGAGCGTAGCCTTTGCAGCAGCCGTCGCGGTTTCCTTGGTGTGAACCGCGTTTCCGTCCTTGTCCTTGCGTGCGAGCAAAGCCTTGACGATTGTTGCAATCTGCAAATCTTCGTCCGTTTCGAGCGTAGGCTTTTCGTATCCCGCAGCCTCTAGCGCAGCTTGCATAGACTTCTGCCGAGCCGAAGCCTTACGCTTGTTGTTTACGTAATCGACAACGTCGTCATTTGAGGGAAAATCGTTTGCGGCGCGGATTTCGTCGATGTTTTCGTAAGCTTCGTATTCTCCCTCGAAACTTACAGGTTTCGGCAGAGCCTTGCCGTAAGCGTTTTCGATGGTGCCTGAGAATTTCTCGTTTGTCATTTTCTTACCCTCTGCAATTTGCGCCCGAATTAATTTTCGGTAGCGCGGCCGTTCAAGATGTTTGCCTGACGCGGACATTGCTGGCACTTACGCCCGGAGGCTGGCCTAGTGTCCGACGCACCTAAGATTAGACCATAACGGCCGAGTGCTGTCAATAGGTAATTGCAGCTCCGATAAAAATATTTTTCGAGCGCGCGGCCTCGACTTGGCACGATAGTGGGGGTATAGCCCTGCACACTATGACACCCATAATCACTCAGGGCGGCCTGGTATAAATTGACAGATATGTAGGCTTAAAAGTAAACATCCCTAAAATTCCTGCAGAAAAAATTCTGAAATATGTAAAAGCGAAGGGACGGCGAAAGGACTCCCCCGCCCGTAACCCTATGCAGGACAAGGGGTTAGCCGACCTTGACTGTTTACATTTTTTATAGTATGCTCTGGGGCGGTAGCAGACAACTACCCAATCACTTAAATTGTCATATACGGAATTCCTTATTGTGAGGATACGTGTATGCCAATTGGGATTGTATCAGACTCGGATTTTGAGTCAGAACTTAATAGGATTTCGGGGGATATTAAACGCCCGACTCCTACTATTTCTGGCACTGTAGTAACTCCTACAAAACCCGGCCGCAAGGAAGGGGATAATAATGTACCTAATTCTCTACGCAAGATTATCGGTGAAGAATCTGTCATTAACGGTAGACAAGAAGCCTTGGCTTTGGCTGAAATGTTTGATGTTTCTCCATCATCAGTTAGCGCGTATGCTAATGGAGCTACGTCTACATCTTCATACGATAAGCCTGCCAAAAGTATCCTCTCTCACATAAACAAATCCCGCACACGTTCGGTTAAGAAAGCTCAGCGCGTTCTACGCGAAGCCCTCGACGCAATTACCCCTGAAAGATTAGAGCACGTTAAGGCCCGAGATTTAGCAGGCATAGCTAAAGATATGTCTGCGATTATTAAGAATCTTGAGCCTGAGCCTGTTAAGGATGACTCTGAGAAAGTTCCTCAGTTTGTTGTCTTTGCACCTTCCTTCATTAAGCACGAAGCATTTGGAGAAATTATTAAGGTGAATGAATGAAAAAGATTTTATTCCTCATCTCAATTCTGGTTCCATCAAGCGCGTATGCTCAGGTAGTAACTACTGGACCTGTTACTACAACAATGCGCTTTGCATGGGCTGCTCCTACGAATGTTCCCCAAACTGAACTCCCTACATTTGAAGTGCGATTGAGAGACTCCAAATCGCCGTCAGTAGTGACGGCCCTTGTAAATGTACAATGTTCTGGAACTCCTGTCAATTGCACTTCTCAACTTACACAAGCTAACGTAGATGCGCTAAACATGATTGGAGCGCATAACATTACTTTAGCGTATTTCAGGCAAGATACTGGGGAAGGTCCGCAGTCAACCCCTTTTCTCTTAACGTCCCCAAGTCTTGCACCTACAGCGGTGAGAATTATCCAGTAGGGACGGTGGTAAATTTTCTCGCCAGTAAGCAACAGATAAATGCGCAAGTTAAGTTAATGCAAGAAAATGGTTGGACTCATTTAGCAACGATACACATTAGGGGAAATACGTACCAACTTACTTTTGAGTGTAGACCATAATGCCTGCATTAATTCAGAACGCAACTGCTACTAATCTTCTAGATGGAGTAGCACACGCAGCGCCAACTACTGGTTCAACATTTGCACTTCCTGTTAAAGCAGGAGTAGCGAGTTGGCAAACAGTATTTGGAAGTGCGCCCGGTGCTGCAACGATTAATCTTCAAGTTTCAAACGATGGAACTAATTGGACTACGATTGATACGTCTACTTCTACTGCTGGAGAAACTAGACAGATTGCTGCTCCAACTGCTCTATTCGTTCGTGCAACAATTTCAGCCGCAGCAGGTGGTTCTACAACTACAGTAATCTTCGTATACAAGGGATACGATTTCCAGCAAGGAGATTCTGCTGAATTACTATTTAGCACTACTCAGCAGGTTGGAAATGCTGCGGGTGGACTTGAAGTTCTTCAGACGTTTACTATTCCTGCTGATAAGTTAAGGAATAATGGAGATTCTATCTATCTTGAAGCAGCAGTTCAATTAGCTGCGAATGGTAATAATAAGACAACTGCATTAGGTGGATTCGGAGTAACTCTCGCTAGTAGAGGTGCTGCTGAGAATAATCTTCCTCGTGTTATGCGTGCTAGAATTATTAGGACTGGAGCATCTACACAACAAAGTTGGGGTGCAACAGAAGCGCAAGGACAGGCTACACTCATCACTCTACAAGCTCCTGTACAACCATTAAACATTGGTCAGGCAGTTACTGTTACTGTTCAGGGAGTAGCTGCGAATGACCTCATTTCCAGGTATTTCTCGGTCTGGTATATTCCAGTTCGAGGAATATATGTGAATATCTAAATGAGTGCAATGGATGCTGAATTCACTAAATGGCTCGTCACATTAGGAGTCGGTGGTATTCTCGCAGCGTTCATGTTCACGTTTTATCGTAAGGATGTTAAGCAATACACCGAACTCTGGAGAACAACTGCGGAGCAGTTAGTAAACGTAGTTAAGGAAAACACTGCTTCGAATACGAAATTAATTACGATGCTAGAAAGTCTAGAGCGTAATGTTCTAAGGAAGCATGATATTGAAACTATGATTGATATGCGCATTAGTGAGCGCAACAGAGATTATGGACGTAATCACACCGACCAGGCCCAAAAGAAATCCTAACGAGTGGAAGCCGGAACCTAAACAGGAGTTATTTCTTGCTATACCCCCGACGATTAAAGAAGCGTTCTACGGTGGTGGAGCAGGTTCCGGTAAGTCCGACGTATTATTGCTCTATGGAATTGTTCATAAGTGGCACGAACATCCGAAATTTAAGCAGGTATTCCAACGTAGAACTTACCCTGAATTACGCAATGAAATCATCCCTCGCTCACGGGAATTATACAGAAGATTTGGGGCACATTTTAATAAGCAGGAAATGTGCTGGACTTTCCCTAGAGAGGACCAGTTTGGAACGGGCGTTGGACATTCTAACAATGGTGGGGCGTTAATATTTCTTGGCCACTGCGAGAATGAAGATGATGTGCATCAGTATGATACGATGCAGATTAATCTTTATACTCCAGATGAGTTAAGTTCTTTTACAGAGTGGATTTATCTTTACATTGGATTTCAACGAAACCGAAGTCCTGTCGAAGAATTACCAGCAATTATTCGTGCTGCTGGTATGCCCGGAGGAATCGGACATACATGGGTCAATAAGAGATTTGTCAAACCATTTCCCCGAGGTTCCAGAATACTTGAGGGTAGAGGCGGCAATCTCAGAATCTACATTCATGCTACCCTCGATGACAACCGTTTCATCGACCCTACCTACAAACAAAGTTTGCAAGGTATCACGATTGAAGCGGAACGTAAAGCAAAACTTTACGGAGATTGGGAAGCATACCAAGGGCAAGTATTCGAGGAATTTAGAGATAGGAAATTCGAGGACGAACCAGAAAATGCGCTCCATGTTATTGAGCCATTTGAAATTCCCGCGTGGTGGCCACGCATAGTAATTGGAGACTGGGGATTTGCTGCAATGACCTGGATTGGTTATGCAGCAATTAGTCCTGATAGGCGAGTTTACATATACCGCGAACAGAATTGGGTTAAGACAAAAATTGCAGATTGGGCGCCATATGTCAAATTCTTCTGTGAGAGAGAAAATCCTCGCATTGTTAAATTCTGCAAAAGCGCCAGTCAAGATAGGGGACAAGAGCACACAATCCAACAGCAAATAGAGCAAGAACTTGAAATGCCGATTGAGTTATCAAATAACTCTCCCGGCTCTCGAATTGCTGGAAAATTGTTGATTCATGAATACTTAAGGTGGAAACCAAAGTTTAGACCACAAGGAGAGATGCCCATCTATGATGAAGAAGTAGCAATGAGGATTCTTAGAGTTCGTGGACTTATTGAATATAAGTCTTACATGAATTCTTTTAATCCCCCGGAAGAAGAAACAAATCTTCCGAAATTGTTAATCTTCAAAGATGCGTGTCCAGTTCTTGTAGATGCAATTAAAGCAGCAAGTTATGACAAACCCAAATCGAGCGGTAAGCCAGTTGAAGATATCGCGGAATTCGAAGGGGATGACCCTATTGACGGTTTGCGATATCTCGTCGATACCGCGGAAGCGTACTTTGAAGAAAGCGCAGACGAGTTCAAGAAAGTTAAGAAGCAAGAAGAACTAATTCAAACTCTGCAAGCAAATGCAGATTGGACAGCATATTACAGAGGACAGGAAAAATTAGAAGAAGGTAATCTAGAAGATTACGCTCCTGTTCATAGATATCGTAGACGCTAATGCCTAAGTGGTTGAAATACATTATCGAAGCGGCAATACTCCTTGGAAAGCGTAAGGGAGTTATTGACCCCAATTTGAATAAGAAACATAATGATAAAAGAAATTCTGTATAAGCTATTTAATCTGGAACCCTTTCCATGTCCTACATGCGAAGTGTTGCAGATTCAATTGGAAAATGAACAGCGCCAGAATAAATTTCTCTTAGAGAGATTATTGGCGAAAGATGCTCCTACTGGTGTTCCTGCTGAACCTCCTGTAAATTTGGAGGACATGAAACCAATAGGAAGTCAGTTTGTTCCTTGGCGTGTTCGACAAGCTCATTTTGAGCAAGAAGATAAGGCTAAGGCAGAAGTTCTCAGAAAGAATAGAGAAGAAGTAGAACTAGCTAAGAAGAAGCTAGTAAATGCTCCGACAGTTGCGCAGCAACAGGCTAGTATAGAAAAACTTGAATCAGAACTTGGTATTAAAGAAGGTTAATATGATTGGCATGTCAAAACCGACGTTTGGCTTTCATAAATACTCAGGTGGTCAGCAGAAAAAGAAGAAGGAAGAAGAAAAGCCTACTAAGCCTTTTGAAGATGCTGCGAAGGCAACTGAAGGACTTCGTGAGAACATTAGAAAGATGGGAGAACGTCAGAAATCCAAGGAGGAAGAAGAAAAGAAAAAGAAAGAAGGAACTGGCGTCCAACCGACAAAGGGTTTCTTTGGTAGAATGATAGACAAATACAGGGGGAGCAAATAAAATGCCTGGAACAGTTACACTCACTGGACCTTCTGGTCCTGCGAAAACGATGACCGCGCAGCAGTTTGTTGGCGTGTCAAACGTCAATATCGATTTGGACCGTAAGGTTCTACAGATTACTCTAGGACCAACGAGTCTTGCTCCTGGCCGTGTTCAGGAAATGGATATTGCTGCTACCACAACTCTTACGGATACCATTACCAGCGGTAATCACGTCATTGTTGTGAGTCAGTAATGGATTTAATCCTTCTGATTTTAGTAATAGTCATAATCGGATTTCTGGTTTGGCTATTAACTACAAAAGTTCCAATGCCCCCGTATTGGGCTACAACAATTCAGATTGCAGCACTTCTAGTAATTATATTTTATTTAGTTACTAGATTTGTCAATCTTCCGAATGTTTTACCAGGAAGGTAATCATGGGACTTGGTGGATTTTTCAAAGGTCTAGGAAAGGGAATCGTTAAGGGAGCAAAATATGCTGCTGGGCCTGCATTATTGGCAACTGGTGTAGGCGCACCATTTGCTGGAATGGCTACAGCAGGTTTAGGCATGTTAGATAAGAAACTCTCACAGCCTAAGCAGCCTCAAATGGGGAGAGGTATGAGTCCTTCATTTGATTTTGCTAAACAAAGATTTCCTTCAATGCAAGGCACAGGACGTGGAGCAAGTCCACAAATGAATATGGATGACTATATTTCTGCTGGTAGAAATACAGTTAATCCTAATTGGATGATGCCTGCATTTAATCCTAATCAGCCACATCCAATGTCTCGTATGCCTCCTTATGGAAATGCACCAATGCGTCCACAAGGAATGCCCCCGCAAGGTGGTGGAATGCAAATGGGCGGTGGAAATCCTCTGATGAATTTCATGCGTATGAAGCAGGGAATGCAACAGGGTGGATTGCGTCCACAAGTTCAGCCTACAAGAATGCCCCCACAGTAATGGCGAAAAAGATTACGGACGAAACAAAGCGCCAATTAAAGACGGTCGTAGACTACTTCGGGAACGAAGATAGAGAAGTACGCGACCGTCAAATTAGAACTTGGCGTAAGTTAAAGCTGCTGTGGGAAAACCTTCAGCATACGTATTATTCTGAAGTTGCACACGATTGGCGTATTCCAGAAGCAGAAAGATATGGCGGTGATGATGACCAGGCATATTATGATAAGCCAGTTAATGTTTATCGTGCTTATCTTGAGTCTATTATCGCTGCGCTCAGCATTACGGTTCCTCCCGTTTCCTGCTATCCAGACGATGCGGACAATGCGTTAGACCAGAGCACTGCAAAAGCTGGGGATAAAATAGCAGAACTAATTTTTAAGCACAATGATGCTCCTCTGCTTTGGCTTCATGCGCTTTTCATTTACATGACGGAAGGTATGACCGCGTGTTATACCTATCCTGAGTATGATGAAAAGTATGGAACTTATGAAGAAAAGCATCATCGTGAAGATGTAGAAGTTCACGAATATCAAATCTGCCCCATCTGCCAGTTTGAGATGGGAGATAGAATTATCTCCAATACTCAGCGAAATAAATTTGCTCCTGGTGAAGAAGATGCATTTGTAAATGATTTCCTCTTTAATGAGGGAATGGACATTTGCGAATCATGCGGCAGAACAGTAATTCCTGAACTTCAGCAATCAAATCTAATCGTTACTCGTTGGGTAGGAACTACTCATAAACCCAAAGCACGTATTTGCATGGAAGCCTATGGAGGACTTTTTGTTAAAGTTCCCATTTGGGCTAGAACTCAAAAGGATTGCACTTATTTAATCTACGCTTACGAAACTCATTACGCTAATGCGATTGAGGAATATCCAGATATTCGTGGGAAGATTGAGAGAAATAAATCAACACCCACTGGAGTAATGGATACGTATGAGCAGCTAGGTAGACTTTCTCCGCAATATCGTGGCGAGTATCCTATGGATAACGTTACGATTAGAGAATGCTGGCTACGTCCTGCTGCATTTAATATTCTTGAGGATGAACAGGCTGACGATTTAAAGAAGCAATTTCCTAATGGTGTAAAAGTTTGTCTAGTGAATGAATGCGTAGCTGAGGCTTGCAATGAATCACTGGATGATAGATGGACTATCACTTATAATCCTCTTAGTGATTATATCCATTTTGACCCGATGGGACTTCTTTTGACTTCAGTTCAGGAGATTACGAATGATTTAATCTCCTTGACTGTTCAGACAATTGAACATGGAATTCCACAAACATTCGCAGACCCAAAGGTTGTTAATTTTAAGGCATATAGGCAGAATGAATCAGTTCCAGGCGCAATCTACCCCATTAATAAAGGTTCAACAGGTGGACGTGCACTTGGAGAATTCTTCCATGAAGTTAAGACTGCAACTCTTTCTGCTGAAATTCTTCCTGTATTTCAGAAATTTCAGGAGCTTGGTCAGCTAGTTTCTGGTGCATTACCCAGTTTGTTCGGAGGTCAGCTAGAAGGTTCTCGTACAGCATCAGAATATTCCATGTCAAGGGCGCAAGCTCTCCAGCGCCAACAGAATACTTGGAAAACTCTACTCTCTTGGTGGAAGAATATCTTCGGTAAGGTTATTCCTCAATACATCAAGGAAGTTAGAGAAGATGAGCGTTTCGTCAAGAAGGATACGAATGGAAATTTCGTAAACGTTTTCATTCGTAAAGCTGAACTTGAGGGAAAAATTGGTTCAGTAGAACTTGAGGCGAATGAGAATTTGCCTCTTACATGGTCACAGCAGAAAGATGTGATTATGCAATTACTGGAGTCTAATAATGAAATGATTATTAGCACTCTAGGTTCTCCTGAGAATCTTCCGTATATCAAGCGCGCAATTGGTTTGACTGAATACATCATTCCTGGCGAAGCTGATAGACAGAAGCAATACGATGAAATTCAGAAATTAATTGATTCTGAACCAATCGAAATGCCTCCTGACCCAATGATGCAAATGGAGGCAGAATTAAATGGAATGCCTCCAATGGAACCAGAAATGATTCCATCAGT